TCTGGTATAGTAATGATTAGATATCAGTTTCAAGGTAGTTAAAAATTATGAGTGAAGTAAAAGTAAATAAAATTAGTCCAAGAACAAATTGTGGTACAGTCCAGTTAGGAGATAGTGGAGACACTATTACGATTCCTGCTGGTGCAACAATTACAAACTCTGGGACACAAACAGGTTTTGGTAGAACAGGAACTGTAGATTGGCAAACAACTATTAAGACTTCTGGTTTTGCTGCAGCAGCTGGTGAAGGATATTTTGTAAACACGACTTCGGGAGGAATCACCGTTACATTACCAGGATCACCAACAGCTTTAGATATCATAGCCTTCAAAGATTATGCATTAACTTTTGATACTAATAATCTTACAATTGATCCAGGTTCAAATAAAATTGAAGGTGATACATCAGACATGATTGTAGACACTGAAGGAAGATCTTTAACTTTAGTTTTTTTAGATTCTACTCAAGGTTGGAAGATTGTTAACGATGGTAATTCAACTGCAGGGGTTCAACCACAATTTGTAACAGCAACTGGAGGAACAATTAAAACTTCAGGTAATTTTAAAACACATATTTTTACAGGTCCAGGGACTTTTTGTGTTTCTTGTGCAGGTAATGCTCAAGGATCAAATACAGTAGATTATTTTGTAGTGGCAGGTGGTGCCTCGGGTGGAGGATATAATTCAACTAACGAAGGTTTAGGTGGTGGTGGAGCAGGAGGATTTAGAGTTTCAAATAGTGTTGGATGTGTTCCAGCACCTACAATGTCTCCATTAGTTGCACCTAATAGCCCAAGTCCAGCAGGTTTACCAGTGCCAGCACAAGGTTATTCAATAGTAGTAGGAGCCGGTGGGGCAAGAACAGATGTTTGTACTACAAACCCAGCACCTGGTAATGTGGGTGGGGTTTCAACTTTTTCAACAATAACATCAGCCGGTGGAGGTAAAGGATCATCTAGTGGAGATCAATCAACTACAAATGGAGGGTCTGGAGGATCTGGAGGTGGTGGTGCCAGAGGTAATAGTATAGCTGGAAATCCTGGTTCTGGAAATACTCCTCCCGTCAGTCCCCCTCAAGGACAAAATGGCGGAGCTGGAACACCCGGACCTGCACAAGGATCACCAGCACCCGTACCTTCAAGAAATGGTGGTGGTGGAGGTGGAGCAGGTGGAGCAGGTGCAGATGCTGGAGTTCCTAGTGCCGGTGTCGGAGGAGCAGGCTCTTTTGTTGCTGATGCATTTATAGGTGGTTGTGCACCTTCTTTTGGTACACCTGGACCAGTAAGTTCAACAAGATATTTTGCCGGTGGTGGCGGAGGTTCCGGAGGCTCTGGTGGACAACCAGGAGGTGGAGCTGGAGCTGGAAATGGAAGACAAGGAACAAACGGAGACAGTGCATCTGCTAACAGTGGAAGCGGTGGTGGAGGTGGTAATAATACAGCTACACCTGGTGGAGCTGGACTCGGTGGATCTGGTATAGTAATGATAAGGTATAAATTTCAATAGTTGAATGATAATTAAAATTAATATATAAGGAGAAACATTATGGCACATTTTGCAAAACTAGGAGCTAACAGTAAAGTTATAACAGTATTAACACTTGATAACAAAGATATGTTAAATGCTGATGGTGTTGAGGATGAATCAGTGGGTCAACAATATTTAGAACAACACAATAATTGGCCTGCACAGATGTGGATTCAAACATCTTACAATACAGCAAGTAACAAACATAGTTCAGGTGATAACTCAAAAGCATTTAGAGGAAACTATGCGGGTATAGGTTATACTTGGGATGAAGATGATCAAATCTTTTGGCCTAAAAAACCATATGCTTCTTGGGTAAAAAATACAACTGATGCTAGATGGCAATCACCTATTGGCGATGCACCGGCATTGACAGAAGAACAGGTTTCACAGAATGAAGCTGGCACTCACGATTGGATATACAACTGGAATGAATCAGGCCAGTCTTGGGACTTGACAGATACAAAACAGTAAATTAAAAAGGTATGTGGTATGCAAAAGAAAGTATTATCTGAACAAGCTTTATATTACGGTGACGTGGCAATGCCCAAAGATTGGGATATTGACAGAGATAAGTTAACAAACGACATTTTACAATCAGTAATTCATAATCAAAAATTTCCATTCTCAAGAACTTGGGATATGCTTAGTACTTATATTAGAGATCATGTTGGTCTTGAATATGGAATTAGTTTAGTTAACAAAGAAACGTGGGGCAATATCTACAAACCTGCAGAAACAACAATTCCTCTACTTAATGTTGATCCTGTAGATCTACGTAACTCACCAGATTACACTTTTTTATATGGTGTTAACGTTAAAGATTGTATGGTCAGAGTACACTATGAAGATAACAGACGTAAAGGTAGATCTTGGGATATAGAACTTACAAATAATAAATTTATAATGTTTCCATCTACTAATATGTACTATTTAACTAACGATCAAAAAGACTCACTAAACTTTGTGCAAACAATAACTTATGAATATATATAAAAATTTTTTAGATAAAAAAGAATTTGCAAAAGTAAAAGAAAAAATAATGTCTGCTAATTTTCCCTGGTATTTTAATGATGGTATAAATAAAATTCCTGATAAAAATTTTCAATTTACTTTTATTTTTTTAGATGAAAACGGAATAAATTGTTCAGAAAAAATAATGAATGTAATAAATCCTATTTTAAAAAAAATAAAATACAATAAATTAAGAGCCGTTAAAGCTAATCTTTTAACACAAACTAAAAATACAATTGAACACGGTTTTCATACTGATCAATTAAAAGGTACAACAGGAATTTTTTATATGAATAATTGTAATGGCTATACCAAATTTAAAGATGGTACAAAAATAAAAAGTGAAGAAAATAAATATGTAGAATTTAATTCTACATTACAACACACTGGCTCTTCTTGCACAGACAAAAAAAGAAGAGTTGTATTAAATTTTAATTATGAACTTAACTAATTATTATTGGTATTTTAAAAGCGCATTAACACCAAGATTTTGTGATGATGTTATAAAATATGCTAATCAACAAAAAGAAGTTATGGCTTTGACTGGTGGCTATGGTGACAGAAAATTAAAAAAAGAAGAAGTATTAGATTTAAAAAGAAAACGAAACTCTGATCTAGTATGGCTTAATGATACCTGGATATATAAAGAATTACATCCCTATGTTCGTCAAGCAAATAGAAATGCCGGTTGGAACTTTGATTGGGATTTTTCTGAATCTTGTCAATTTACAAAATATAAATTAAACCAATACTATGATTGGCATTGTGATAGCTGGGACAAAGTTTATGATAAACCAAATAATCCTAATGAACATAATAAAATTAGAAAGTTATCCATGACATGTCAATTGACAGATGGATCAGAATATCAAGGTGGTGAGTTAGAATTTGATTTTAGAAATTATGACCCACACATGAGAGACGAATCGAAACACAGGATACAATGCAAAGAGATATTACCAAAAGGATCTATTATTGTATTTCCTAGTTTTGTGTGGCATAGAGTTAAACCAGTAACATCAGGGACAAGATACAGTCTTGTCGTATGGCATTTAGGGAGGCCGTTTAAATAATGTTTATAAATAATTATTTTCCAACCATGATATGGAATGAGGAAAAACCGGAGTTTGTCAAATCGTTAAACAAAGCAAGTAATAAATATATTACTGATTCTCGTAAGAGAGAAAAGGAGTATATAAAAAAACACGGTGATTTTGGAAGAAGTTATCATTCGACACCACTTACAGCTGACAATGATTTTTTAGATTTTAGAAATTATATTGGTCAAAAATCTTGGGAGTATTTAGATCATCAAGGTTTTGATATGAGTTTATACACAACTATGTTTAGTGAGATGTGGGTACAAGAGTTTGCTAAAAAAGGTGGTGGTCATCACTCTGCACATATACATTGGAATCAACATGTATCAGGCTTTTATTTTTTAAAGTGCAGTGATAAAACATCTTATCCTATATTTCATGAACCAAAAACTGGTGCAAGATGTACAAAATTAAAAATGAAATCAGACTTAAAAGGTGTGTGGCCAGGTCACGAACAGTTTCATCTTAAACCAAAACCGGGAACATTAATTATATTTCCAGGTTATTTAGAACACGAGTATGCGGTTGATCATGGCAAAGAACCTTTTAGATTTATACATTGGAATATACAGGCTGTGCCTAAAGAGATGGCTAAAGATGTTTAAAAAAAATAAATATACAGTAATTAGAAAAGCCGTATCAGAAGATCTTGCAGTATTTATTGCAAACTATTTTAGAATGCAAAAACAAGTTTATATTACTTGTAGACAGGCTAGATATTTTTCACCTTTTGAAACTATACTTGGATATTATGAGGGTAAAGATGATCAAATTCCAGATACATATTCTCAATATGCTAATATGGCCATGGAGACTTTATTACTTAAATGTCAACCAGGTATGGAAAAAGCCACAGGGTTAAAATTATATCCCGCATATACATATGCAAGAATTTATAAAAAAGGCGATGAACTTAAAAGACACAAAGATAGATTTAGTTGTGAGATATCTACTACTATGAATCTTGGTGGTGATGATTGGCCCATATATCTAAGCCCAAATGAGAATGTGGGTGCACCAGATGGAAAAAATATTACCGCAGCCAGCAAAGCAAAAGGAGTTAGGGTAGATCTTAAACCTGGAGATATGTTGGTATATAGAGGTGTGGAGCTAGAACATTGGAGAGAAAAATTTAAAGGTAAAGAATGCGTACAGGTTTTTCTGCATTATAACGATCGTAAAACCCCAGGAGCAAAGGATAATATGTTCGACAAGCGTCCACATTTAGGTCTTCCTTCTTGGTTTAAACGATGATATAATTCTTAGATGGGGGCTGTGTCACCACCACATACCACACAGCTCCCTTTTAAGGATTATAATATATGTATTTTGGAGGAACACCCTTTTCGGCATCGCCTTTTGCGGACCCAGGTTTTAACCCTAACGCTTTTGTTAATGTTACTGGTTCTAGAATAAATGAATCTACTGGAACAGTTACACTAGTTGGTAAGGCTAATTTTGCGGTAACCGGTAGCAGGTTAAATTTCTCAATAGGCAACACTACGATTATAGAGGGTGTTGGTGTCATAGTCACACCTGATGGATCACAAGTTAATATTTCAACAGGAGATCCAACAATAGTCGGTAAGGCTATAACGGCTATTACAGGAAGCAGAGTAAATCTAAACACAGGCACACCTACCTTTGCTTCTAAATATTCGGTAACTGGAAGTAGAGTAAATCTAAATACTGGATCACCAACTATTGTTGGAAAAGCAGTTATTGAACCTGATGGATCTAGAGTTAATTTAAATACAGGTGATGTAACAATATCTGCAGATGCATTAGTATCTGTAACAGGTAGTAGAATAAATCTAACAATAGGTAACGCTGATGTAGCAGCAAATGCAACAGTATCTGTGACCGGAAGCAGAACAAATCTATCTTCTGGAACAGTGACAATAACTGCAGATGCAACAGTTCTACCAACAGGATCTAGAGTAAATTTAGCTACATCAGATGTTTTAATTAGAAAATGGGATGGTATAGTGCCTGGAGTTTCAATGACTTGGGATAGTTCAAGCTTTCCTGAGAAAAGAACATAGGAGAATAAATGTATTTTGGAGGATCATCGTTTGCAGCAGCACCTTTTGGAAGTTCTGGTGGTATTAGTATTAGAGCTGTAGTCGCTGGTAGCAGGGTAAATTTAAGCACAGGATCTCCAACTATAATAGGTAAAGTGGTTGTTACCCTTTCAGGTAATAGAATAAATGCAACAATTGGTAATGTTACCACAAGAGTAGATCAACAAGTACCTGTAACAGGTAACAGAATAAACCTTGCAACAGGCACGGTAGATGTGATATCATGGAACCCGATACCTCCAGGGGTATCACAAACATGGGTTGAAATTGACCCATTAAATCCGTAGGAGAAATATATGGCGTCAAGTACATCAAGTGATTTAAAATTAGAACTTATAACGACAGGTGAAAAGTCAGGTACCTGGGGTACAATTACAAACACAAACTTACAGATATTAGAACAGGCAGCTAGCGGATACATTTCTGTTGATGTTGCATCTAGTGATGTAGCATTAGCTTTATCTAATCATGCTGTG